CGCTATGCCGAGCCAGAACTCAAGGCATCCGCGCCCTTTCTCGGCGTCGTGCGCGTCCGGGTATGTGTAGTCGCAGCCGAACACGCTGATGTGCTTCACGCCGATGTGGATGGCGTAGGCGACGGCGTAGGCGGCCGTGGAGTTGAAGTAGGCCTGACCAAGGTTGTTGAGCACTTCCTCCAGCGGGAAGGCGACTAGGCCGGGATAGTCCGGGTGCTCGCGACTTGTGATGATCGGTCCTGGATGCACCTTGAGCCACTGCAGCATGCGGGCGATGTTGGACTCCGGCGCGGCGGCGGCGCGGACTTCCTGTATTCTGACGTCATCCATGTGGAAAACGCGGTCGCAGAGCAGCGTTCCGGCGACCGCGTTGATTCCCCATGTCTCGGTGCAGTACGCATGTTTTCCGCCCAGGCGCTTGGTAATGTCGAGATATTGCTCGAGCGATGGACCGAGGCCGAGGATGGCGACATGCTCCGGAACAGGGAACGCTTCCACCATCTGCTCGTAGGCTGTGGGTCCGTCATGCATGTTGATGACTGGCCATGCGAGATCTTCGCTGTCTTTTTGGTCATCTGGCATCGCAACGCAGCGAACCACGATGGTGCGGCCGACTGCCCAGTCCGTCACCGGCGCCTTGTCGTCGCGCTGTCCAAACCACGCTTCGACTTTCCAGCCAGCCGAATTGAGCAGCGCCTCAAACTGATTCGATGTGTAGTGCCGGTGATGGAATGCGTAGCCTTCACCGAACGGCATCTCGTCCTCGTTCGGTACAGACGCCAGCAGCACTTTTGCCGATCGCCGCAGCTTGCGAAGCAGGATTGTCGCGTCCTGGTCGGTGAGGTGCTCGATGGTCTCGAAGCATACGGCAAGATCCTGCTCTGTCGGCAGCTCGACCTCCTGCGCCGTTGCGCATAGGTACTGCGTGGTACGGGCTGACCAATGCTGCCGGGCATAGTCAATGGCCGGGCCGAAGGCATCGATGCCGAGCACACGGGCGCCGGCACCAGTGGCCATGATCCATGACCCATAACCGACTCCGCATGCGATGTCGATGACGCGCGCGCTGTCCAGGCCCAGATGCTCTATTTGCTGCACAGCGAACTCGTAGCGCGCGACGTGGTCGCGGCGAATTCCGCTCAGGTGTGGCGCTACCTGGCGTTCACCTGATCGGGTCCAGTCCTGCTGTTTCGGCATCTTGATTGCTGCGGCTGCTGGCATGCGCGTGTCCTTGTGTTCTGTAGCGCCGGATTGCTCCGGCGCCGGTGCTGCGTGACGACGTTACGGGTTCAGCGCCGGCATGACGCTTGGGCTGTGCAGGATCGCTTCGCACGAGACGATGGTGCCGGCCGTCGCGGTGCTCTTGATCGAGCAATTGACGTAGCGCTTGTTGCCCCTGTAGCCCACCCGCTTGACGACGTTCTTCGATGTCCCGGAGGTGCGGGTCGCTGCCGCGGCGACGCCGGCCAGAAGCTCGGTGCCGAGGAGGTCGCCGTCGGCTACGCTGGTCAGCGTGCCGGTGACGTCGCCTTCCTTGACGGTGGCGGTGAAAACGGCGCCGGTCGCGGTGATCGAGCCGTAGGAGCAGATGAATTCGACGCCGCCATACCCCTGGCGGTCAATCACCTTGCCCGTCTGGCCGGTGCCGGTGGTGCCGACGGCAACCGGCGAGATAACGCGCAGAGCGCGGCTGTTGTTGTGCAGGTCGTGCATGTGGTTTGCCCTTTCGTTTGTCTGGTGGTGATCAGGACGCGGCGAACTTCATCAGCTTGATGGCCTCGAAGTTGTAGACCCCGCCTCCGACGCGCCGCCGGAAGTTGAACTTGGTCGTGCCCTTGGCCGTCACGTTGTCGCGGATCAGGGTGATGCCGGTGCGGTTGGCGATCAGGTAGCCGCGGCGGAAGTTGCCGTAGGCGATAGACAGCGAATTGGCGGCGACCGCCGGCATGTTGTCATCGACTTCGACCGGAGAGCCGAGGAAGCGACCGCCAAACGGCGCGGTGGGATCGGGCTGCCACAGGTAGTAGCTGCCGCTGCCGTCCTTCATCTGGCGGGCCGTGCCCAGGGTCGCATCGCTCATCACCCACACGGCGCCGCTGCGATAGCTCTGCTTGAGCGAGTGCTGCAGATCGACCAGCTTGTCGGCCGGCGCGACGGAGGCGAACGCCCCACTCTTGCCACTGGCGATGTATCCGATGTTGCCCCAAGAATAGCTCGCGTTGGCAACGGTCGTATAGGTCGTGATGCCGCGCGGCTTGGCGACGCCGTTGCCGCTGATCACGGCGGCCCCGATGCCTTCGGCGAATGCCGTGGCGGCTTCTTCGGTGAGGTCGGATACGAGATCGATGTCGGAATCCTCCAGGGTCTCGTTGAAGACCCACGGCTCGACTTCTGCCGGGTAGGCGACGACTTCGATCTGGCTGAACTTGGGCTCCGTGCTTTCGCCGGCCGTGCCGCCTTCTCCAGGCCACGCGACGGCCATGCCGGACGTCTTGACGCGCTTCAGGATGGAGCGATTGCCAGTGTTGCGCACCAGCGACAGACGGAACAGCGAACTCTCAGTCCTGGCAATGCGGTCGATCTCGGCTGCGATCTCTGGCAGGACCAGCACGCCGCCGTTGACGTCGTCGGTGCTGTTCATCGCCGCTTTACGCTCGCCCAAAACCTGCTTGTACTTGCGGTCATCGCCGGAGCGCAGGAACTGGGCAAAGGCCTGCTTCTGCTCTTCTGGAACGACGCCGCCGCCACTGGAGCCGCCGGTGCGTTGCGCGGCCAGTTGCATTTCCTGAACGGTGCGGCCGAGCTTGTCGATGTCGGCATTGATGGCCGCGATCTTCGCCAGGCTGTCGTCACTGGCATGGCCGCGCTTCTCGATTTCCTGCAGTCGATTGTCATTCGCCGACTTGAATTCCTCCCAGGCTTGGGCCTGCTTCTCGAGGAGGTCGGACATATCCTTTAATTCCATGGTCTTATCCTTAAATGGTGACAAAATTTGTGATGATCCGCTGAGCTGCGGCGCTCATGCGTTGCAAATGGTGATCTGCCTCGCGCAGATCGGTTCGCCTGATGCGGGCGATTATGCCTTTTGCTTCCGATCGACTGAAGCCGCCGGCGTCGCGCAGGAGGTCTTCAATCTCGGTGATGGTGTCGATTTCCTGCAGGCTCTTGAGCGCGGAAATCCGGGCATTGCGGTTGGCCGGAAAAGTCACCGGCGAGATTTCGATGAGGTCGATCTGCGTCAGACGGCGGCGCGGGTCTTCCGGCTTGCTGCGCGGCTCGAACTTCTTGGCGATGTAGCCGATGGAGAGCCCATCGATGGCCGGCCGCGGGGTCATGCGCATGAGGGTGTCAATCTCGATGCCGCGCGGGGTTTCGGCAAGCTGTCCTGTGACGCGCAGGCCGGCACCGTCTTCTGAAAGGTCTTGCCAGACGCCTACAGGAGTCATGTCTTCTGCGCTGATCTGCCAGCCGCCGTGCTGACTGAGCATGGACGGCCACGGCTGACGGCCGGACTTTGCGTCGGCCAAAAAGTCGGCAAACGCGCCGGGCATGATGACATCGCCGTAGGAGTCGATGTTGTTGAACGCGGCCCCGTAGCCGCTGAAGGTGCGCGTCTGCTGTGCGGCACCGTCCGGCGATGCATCAAACTTGATTTCGTTTAGCCGGCAGATGAATTGCTGTTTGTTCATTGGTTGTCGCCCTGTCTTGGTGGTTCTTCGCCCGGGTCTGTCATGTTCAGCGGGACTCTGTATTTGTCTCCGCCGTCGTATGGGTTGAGGTCTTCGTAGCTGCGTATTTCGTTCGGTGCCAGCGCACCAATGCCGTAGAGCGCGCGGTAGAACTCTGCGCGGTCCTTGTGCGATCCGCGCAGCAGGCCGGCAACGGTGAAGAGGCAGAAATAGCCATCCGCGCGCTCCTGCTTAGTGAGAAGCTGCATGTTAAGACGCTGCTCGATGCGGGCGAACCATGGGCCGAGAGTATGCACGACGTGCGCCAAAAACATCTGCTCAGAGCTGGCGTAGGTTGCGGTTCTGTCGGCTTCTCCGATCATGATCGGCAGAACACGGAAGAAGCGGCAGACTTCGGCGACCTGGAAGCGGCGCACTTCGATCCATTGGGCCTGATCGTTCTGCTGTGCGCGCGGGGTCCACTTCATGCCGCCCCACAGGACGGCGGTGCGGTAGGCGTTTTTCAATCCGATCTGCGAGGCCTCCCACGATCGGCGCAGGGAGTCGGATTGATCGGGCGTCAGGACGGCATCGGTCGAGAGGATGCCGCCCAAAATGGCGCCATTGGAGAACTGCCTAGCGCCGTGCTCTTCCGTTGCGAGAGCAAGGCCGATTGCTTCGCGCGCCAGGCGAATTCCGTCGAGGCCGTCGATGCTGGTCCAGCTCGGTCCTTTGAGATGCAGAATCCGTGATGCCGGATAGGTAGTGATCTGGCCTTTTGAGTCGTAGACGTCGTAAGTGATGGACCAGTCGTCGTGCCGCGTAGCGGTGACGTGCTGCGGCTCAAGCGGCTGTAGTTCGATGGTCGCAGGCAGTCGGCCGATGGCTTCGGATCGCCGGATCAAGCAGTATGACCTGTTCATCAAAGAGAGATGAAGACCGGCTGTCTCGCGCCACTCGTAGGATGTGATGCCTGGCGCGACGCTGTCGTGCAGGACGGTGTAAAGCGGATGTTCGACCGCCGCGTCGGCGCCGCCATCGGCGCGGCGGCGGTAGAGCTTTAGCGGAACCTGGGCGATGCCTTCGGCAATGACGCGCGCGCAGGCCAGCGCGCTCGCGGCTTGCAGTGCGGTTTCCCAGGTGACGGCGACGCCGGCTTTCGAGCTGGCCGATCCAAGCAGGTCTAGCAGCAGGTCTGCCCGGGTGATGGCGCTCTTGCTTTCGCCTTTGATGAAGAAATGCTTGACGCGGTCGAGGACTGGAAAGCGCATCACCAAATCTCGATTCTCGGCGGTTCGACCGGCGGAGCGACGCGGACGATCATGCGCGAGAGCGCTCCGATCAAGGCGACCGCACCGTCGATCTTCTTAACGTCGGTCTCCCGGCGCGGGTAGATGTTGTCCTTGGCATCACGCCAGGCGACGACGTTGGCCAGCATCCATGTGAGGACCGGGTTGCCGTTGTGGTGCAAACGCTTGGCAAGGACCAGCGCCTCGAGAATCTTCATCGGCTCGCTGAGGTTCTGCACGTTCTGCCGCAGTTCGACCATCGGCGCGCCTTCTCCGTAGAGCGTGGTGGCGAGCTGCGTGGCCTGCCACGGGTCGTATGCGATTTCGCTGATTTCGTGCTGGGCGAGGTCGGCGCGGATGTCGTCTTCGATGCGCTGGAAGTCGATGACGTTGCCGGATGTTGCCGTCATCCATCCGTCTTCAACCCATCCGGCGTATTGGCTGTTTGCATCGTCGCTGGCGGCGGTCTCCGGGATGTAAAAGTCGGCGAACGCGTAATAGTGCGCGCCGTTCCCTGATCCCCGCTCGAAGAGCTTGACCTTGGCGGCAACGTCGACCTTGCTGGCCAGGTCCAATGACATGACGCAGCGGCAGCCGGCCATTTCCTCGAGCGATAGATCGGCATCCGCGCAGGCATCCCATGCGCGCATGTCCATCCATGCTGTCGCGGCGTTGACCCAGACGTTGAGGCGCTTGGTGAGGAAGTTCGGGCGAGCTGAGGCGGTCTTGATGGCCTTGTCGGCCAGCCGGCGGATGTCGTCTGGATAGACGGATACGCCGTAGTTTGGATTCGCTTTCAGCCAGCATGATTCGTCGGCCCATTCGTCGGCATCGTCGATCGTGTAGACGATGCCGAAGTAGCTGTCGTCTTCGTGCGCGCTTCCGCGCACCGGGTAGCCGAGGCCGTCGTGACGGCGCAGCGTGGCGTTCAGAATGCCGGTCAGGTAGGTGCGCTGCTCGTAGCAGATGCCGGCGCGGTCGCTGCCGGCTGTGGTGATCGACCAGATCATCGACTGCGTCCGCGCTCCGGTGGCGGTCTCGAGCACGTCATACACTTCTCGCGTGCGGTGCGCATGCAGCTCGTCAACGACTGCGAAATGGATGTTGAGGCCATCGAGCGTTGAGCCTTCGGCGCTGAGCGGCTGAAATCGGCCTCCGTTGATCTCTTCGTAGAGGCTGTGCGCTAACACTTTGACGCCGAAACGCTCCCTGAACTTTGGTTCACGCATCGACATTTGCCGGCCTGACTCAAAAACAATCTTTGCCTGGTCGCGCGTTGTAGCTGCCGAATACACTTCGGCACCTGGCTCGCCGTCTGCGGTGAGCATGTACAGCGCGACACCGCTTGAAAGCGTCGATTTCGCGTTCTTGCGCGGGACTTCGATGTACACTGTCCGAAAGCGCCGGCGCCCGGTATCGGTGCGCAGCCATCCGAAGACGGTCGTTAAAATAAACACCTGCCACGGTTCCAGCACGAGCGGCCTGCCGGCCCATTCGCCTTTGATGTGGGGTAGCAGTTCGATGAAGCGGCACACATGCTCCGCCTTTGCTGCGTCAAAGCGGAACGGAAACCAGTGATCGCGCTGCTCTGCGTCGAGATCATCTAGCTGGCGGCGACAGGCTGCCTTGGTCCAGACGCATGCGGGAACAATTCCTTCCAACACTTGATCAATGTAGCCTCTGGCGATTCGCATGTATTCGCCATGAGCACGAGCCATCAGATCGCGCCCCAGCCAGATTGATTTCCGTCGTCTGAACCCGGCAAATGCGATTGACTGCTATTTTTGCTGGCTGTCACGCGAGACCTAGAGCTCGGCGACATGCCGAATTCTGATGCTAGCCGCATCATCCGATCCAACGCCTTATTGCGCAGGATCACCCACGCGCTGAGCTGCTGGTATCCGGTGCTCGTCGTCAGAACACATCCCGGCATAGATTCAGGATCTGAGGCGTTCATCTCAGCGATCTTGCGTTCAGCCGAAACCATCTCCGCCCACGCCGCGCAGTACGCCGACAGCGCTGCCCGGTCGATCTTGCTGATCAGACCAAGCGCCAATAACTCGGCCGAGATTCTCCGCCATTCCTTTTTAGCTTCATCCTGCAAATGCCCCGGGCAAGCCGGAATCTCCACAGGAGGATGAACCCCATCAAGCAGTTTTGATGCAGGAAGTTTTGATGGGTTTCCGCGCAAAACATGAATGTTCGCTGGCATCGGTTTAGGACCACGAGCACCCATTTTAACCCCCTGTCATTGAAAC